AACCAGTAATCCAGATAATCGGATATGCTACATTCAGCTGGGGAAAAGCAGGAACCAGAATTATTGTATTGATTCATGGCTGATGTTCCGGCAGTGATGGCTTCCGCTTTCGTCCGGTATCCAGACTTTGATATGCTTTTTCTCTTTCCATTTACCGGAGCTCCTTCGAAGGAGTATTCCCACTTGCTTCCTCGTTTTCTTGTTCTGAGTTCTCCCATGATATCATCCTTTCTTTCTTTGTTGCGACGACGCAACGAAATTTAACGAATTTTGGGTATAAAAAATACACCTATTGCGAAAACAGGTGCCGGATGATATAATCAATGTATGCGAGATGATTATATTCCGGGTTTGCCCCGCAATAGAAAATCTATGTAAAGCCGTTCTCAGCGCCAACTGAGAGCGGTTTTTGCATTTCTAATTTCAATAATCAATTACAATTTCTCGAATACCATAGTGGCCTGGATTCTATCACCACCACCAAAACCAGTACTATGAGCTGAGGTAGTAGAAATAGTATGGAGCCTATATCCTTCTGCGGCCTTAGCATTAATAACATCCTCTAACTCTTTGAGGTTCTTAGAAGCAGTTCCGATGAATTTTTCCTTTAAAGTTACCTGCATGACAACATATTGTGGCATAAAAATTTTCTCCTTAATTTTTTTGATATTTCCTATATTTCCCAGTAACATGTATTATCTTTTTAGTTAAAGTAAAAGTATGAAAATGCTGCTGGATAAAATAATGACCCAAAAGAATTTGTCTGTTCGGCAGGTCAGCTGCATGACAGGGGTTCCCAGATCTACAATATCAGATATTTGTAATGGAACCATCCCGCGCCTGGACACGGTTGAACAGATCGCAAAAGGCCTTGATGTCAAGATAACAGACCTTTTTGAATCCCGCTACAAATAAGTGTCCGAGTTTTCGGACGATTTTTGATATTTGGACATAATTCCTGATTATTTTCGTTTATATTTATAGAAATACAAATAAAATGATAGAACGCATGTTCGATTTTACTTGAAAAGTCTCCGCTCATGCGTTACAATAGCTTTAAGGAATTTCGAACGTGTGTTTTTGCGGGAAGGGGTGCTGTATGGACTATAAAAGACTGATTATTGAAATAGTAGAAAAATCTTCCAATACTGAAATACTGGAGTTGATCTACCGATTCTGCAAAAAGCTTTTGGACTAGGCACCAAGCCTAGTCTTTTTTTGTAAGCTTCACGGAAAGCTTTGCTAAATATTCCCAATCTTCTATATCCAATTTGGCAAGAGCTTCAACTAGGCGTTTGCGAAATGATTCTTCATCATCTTTTATCACATCGCCAAGAAAGTCAGTTATCAATTGATTGCGGGTCCTTTTAATAAATGGATCCCCTTCCCCGGTCCGGAGCCAGTCTTCATTTACGTTAAATTCCCTACATATTAAAGAAATAACAGATGAGCTAGGTTCGTTCCTCCCTGTTTCATAGTTGGCAACAGTATTTCTCTTCATTCCTATTCTATCTGCAAATTCTTGTTGTGTTAAATCTAGGATACGACGCAGTTTTCGCATTCGTTCTTTCAAGTAGTATTCACCTCACTTTCAAACATAATTATACACTTAAAAAGTCACTATGTCAACAAAATGTGTGAAACAGTCAAAAAAACGTTGACAAAAGTGCGTTTCAAACATATAATAGTCATATAAGCAACAAAAGGAGGGAGATAGCTTTATGAGTGAAAGAGAAAAAAAGGCTCTTGATGCCATTATTAAAGCATTTCCACACATGTCCGAGTTTGACAAAGGATATGTTTTGGGAGTAGCAGAGAGCAAGGCTGGAGAGAAAGAACGGGAGTCTTCCGGACAAAACGATGAAGAACGTCCAGCAGTGTAGGGACAGATGAAGATTGTGGAGTTAAGTAAGAGAGTAGCAGAAGGAGTAAATGGAGGTGAAAAAAACAGATGGTAAAACCATATGAACCTTTGTATACGGTAAGCGAGGTTGCAAAGGTGCTTAAGATGAACCCTGGTGGAGTATATGACCTTATTAATACTGGTCAGCTTCCGGCGCTGACATTAGGGCGTAAGAAGATCAGGGGTACAGATCTGGAACGGTTTATTATGACGTTCCCGGCAGATCGGCACGAGAACAATGAACTGGATGGAGTAGTTCGGGATACTCCAAAATAAAAGAGGTATGGAGAGATATCCGGAGTCAGGAAGAAGAACAATGAAAAGTGGAATCCGGCGTGTACGAAGAGCCAGAGCGCGGCATAAGAGGGAACAAAGATTCCTGTATGGATATTACATGCTGCTGCTGATTGTTTCAGTTATTATAGCGGGAATGATCGTGGGATGCGGGATGGCAGCAGCGCATGTATATCTGAATAAAGGAGATGTGATGATGAAAGTAGCGATTGTTATGGAAAACGGCGAAAAAGAGATTCTGTATTTGACGGAAGAACAAGTCAATAGACTACAACATGAGGTGGACAAACAGAACGAATATTACAGAGAGCTCGGTGAAGCGGAAAATCACACGTTGAATAAGGAGCTGAGATTCGCAATCTATGCATATTTGAACGACATATTGGGGCCGATGAAAGCCGGATCGTGAGATGAAGAAAAAAATGCAAAATGTGCGGGTTGGCATGGGAAGAGTGAAGTTATTGTGTCAGTTATTCTAATACTGATTGTATTCTGGTTGTTTATTTTGACAAGAGATACTGGGGGAAATACTTAACGATACAGGAGGAAATTATGGGATACAGCGAAGAAACGTTAAAGGAAGATATCGAGAGAGTTTATGGGTTTAAGAGGGAGCTGATCCAGAATGCAGAATCCTGTGGACTATGGCATGTTCGGTTTCAGGTGAATGGGATCCGGTATTATGGATGGACGGTACATTCAGGGGCTGTTCCCCAGCTGGAAGTTGAAGGGCATGTAAGTCCATACCATGATGAGAAGGGAACTCCGGTTACAGAGGAATATTATAACAGACATATCAAGGGGCATCAGGCGCGGCTTATCCGATTTAAAGAGAAAGAAGCTGGAGACGATTGGGAAGATACCGGAATCCGATTTGATAGCCAGGAGGAGGCGGAAAAGTATATAGCCGGATTGGAGGATGGCGGGAATTATGGTTATGATTTCCTGTTCTAATGGCAAAGAAAGGGGTGAGGCCGGACATCTGGAGACAATATTTGAAGCTGAGGGGACAGCTAAAAACGGAAACCCCAGCGGAGGGAGCCGCTAGGGTTTCCAAATAACTGAAAATAACTTACTCTTATATTTTAAGGGATTTTTCGAAGAAATGCAAGATGGTAAAAGGAATTGTTCAAATGTTCAAATGAAAGGATAAGATTAGGAAGGAGAAATCATCATGAAATTATATGAGCTGACAGAGGAATATGCAGTACTGCAGGAAATGTGCTATGACCCGGAGGTGGATGAACAGACCTTAAGGGATACCATGGAGGCTGTCTGGGGAGAGATCGAGGATAAGGCCGACGGATATGCCAAAATCGTTATGGGGATGAAGTTAGATATCGAAATTCTGAAGGAAGAGGAGGCGCGCTTAAATGCCCGCAGAAAGCATCTGGAGGAACGCTCCAGATGGTTAAAGGACAACCTGGAGGCGAATATGCGGGCGCTCGGAAAGTGGAAGTTTAAGACAGCCATGTTCTCCTTTAACATTCAGAAAAACGGTGGTCTGGAACCCCTGGTGATCGATGGAAATATTGATGACATTCCTGGAAGGTTTCTGATTCCGCAGCCGCCAGTTCCGGATAACGAGAAGATCCGCAGACTGCTTGCTGAAAAGCAAGTGGAATGGGCACATCTGGAGCCGCGCGGGGAAAGTCTGAGGATACGATAATGGGAAACTTTGTAGATGAGATTCCTCCGTACCGGTTCAATCAGTTGACGAAAATCGCTTCTAAAGTTGTGGATACGATGGTAGGAGGTGCACTCCAGATGTCTTATGACGAGATGGAGATCGTTTTAAACATGATTCGACTTGGAATCGAGGAATCACGGGATAAGAATGACAAGAGGAAGGAAACAAAAGTATGTTCTTAAATATAACAGAATTTAAGAAATTTCTAAAATCGGCATACAAAGGGTCTGGCTTGATTGTCGGAAGCATTGGTGAGCATATGGTGCTTATGAGTGCATCGGGAACATGGGGAATTCAAATTACAGATGGATTTATACCAAATAAGTTGAAGGCGGCCATGGTCGAGCTGATCGGAGATCTTCCGGAGAAAGGAGAGGTTTTAAACTATCAGCCGGAAGGTATCCAAAGTGAGATGGATCTGAGCCAGTTTGACTTTTATGTAAAGTGGAAGCAGGCCAGGGATTATGCAGTGCAGACTCCTTTTATTCTTCGGTATGCACATACAGAATACATTCTATTGCAGATACATAGCACTATGGAGCTGCGTCCCATTAACAGGGTCTTTACTGATTTAATCAGCATCAAGGACCTGGACCACGCGGTCGAGAGCATGCCGGGACGGCCTTGTTACCTGGATAGTGTGCTGTACTGGAAAAACGATACGATGATCTACTGGGCGGGTACAGCTACCTTGGGTGAGGGGTTTGAAACAGATGTACTCCCGAACCTGGCGTTTTTGGATTGTTTTGAGAATGAAGTAAAACTGAGAGACACCGGCTGCCTGCCGTTTGATGAGGAGGATTAATATATGGCAATTCCTGTAATGATCATTGGTAAATCCGGCAGTGGAAAATCTGCCAGTATGAAGACATGTGTGGGAAAAGATTTTAACCTGATCCGCGTTTTAAAGAAGCCATTGCCGTTTAAGGGACAGATCCCGGGGAACTGTTCGGATGAATACCAGACAATCAAGAAGTGGTTAAATCAGGCACCGGCACAATCAATCGTGATTGATGATGCTGGTTATCTGATCACAAACTTCTTCATGCGTAACCACAGCACCAAGGGAAAGGGTAATGATGTATTCGGTCTGTATAACCAGATGGCAGATGATTTCTGGAGACTGATTCAGGACACGATTGTGGATGTACTTCCGGCAGATAAGATTGTATATCTTGTCATGCATGAGGACACAGACGATTATGGCAATGTGAAAGCTAAGACGATAGGGAAGCTTCTGGATGATAAGATTTGCCTGGAGGGCCTCTGCACGGTCGTCCTCCGGTGTGTGAATAACATGACAGAGCACAAGTTCATCACACAGTCGAACGGCAGTGCGATCAGCAAGTCACCGGAAGGAATGTTCGAGGATATGGAAATTCCGAATGACTTACTTCTGGTAGATAACGCAATTCGGGAGTATTACGGGATCCAGAACCCAAAGAATAAGGACAAGGAGGAAATGAATTAGGATGAGACCGATTGAAGGATACGAGCAGGCGCCGGCATATACAGGGGAGACCATGTCCTTGCCAGCGGGTCTCTATAAATGCGTGATTAAGCAGGTCAATGTGATCCAGGACAACAAGCAGCGGGAACAGATGGTAATCTGTTTCGATATTGTGGAAGGAACCCAGAAAGATGGATATGCCGGGGCTACAGGAGAATACAAGGATTTTTACAAAAAGCAGTTTGATTCCCGTAGGCAGGCGGATCCCAATACGAAATGGGGCGGGACCTATCGCCAGCTTACTCATGGAGATTCTCTTCCATTTTTTAAAGGTGTTATGACATCGGTGGAAAAATCAAATCCTGGTTACCGCTGGAACTGGGAAGAAAAAAGTCTTGTAGGGAAATTTTTTGGCGGAATCTTCCAGCGTGAGGAATTTGAGACTTCCGATGGACAGCGTAAAATAGCGACTAAATGTGTGCAGGTGAGAAGCCTGGATGGTTTGAAGGATGCAAAGGTTCCAGAAGATAAGAGGCTGCCATCCAGCCCGGCGGTAGGACCAGTACGTACCAGTGGTTCAGCTGTGGATTCTAACGGATTCATGAGCATTCCGGAAGGGGTGGGAGATGAGGGAATCCCGTTCATGTAAGGACCCGGAGCTGTTCCGAAAGGTGAAGGAATCCATGACCATGCAGCAGACGGTGGAATATTTTGGATTGCAGGTAGACCGGAGGGGGTTGTGTTTATGCCCTTTCCATCAAGACAAACATCCCAGTATGAAGATTTATCCTAATGGAAAGGGGTTTTACTGCTTTACCTGCGGCGCCGGCGGGGACCAGATCAAGTTTACAGCACTGTACCGCGGCATCCGCAATGAAGAAGCTGCAAAAGAGCTTGCAGGGGCATTCCATGTGCCCCTGCAGGAGCCTGCCACATATCGGGAGAAGAGAGAGGCAGCGCTTGCCAGGAACCGCCGCTGTGCCATGGACCAGTTTATTCGGCATGCAAAGCTGTTCCTTCAGATGTACCGGATCCTGTTATGTGAGGCGCGGCGGGATGTACGGGACCGGCATTTTGCAGAAAGCCTACAGAACTTGGATCATGTGGATTACCTATTGGAATGCCTGGATTCCTGCCCGGAAGATGTGTACAAAGACCAGAAGGCGGTGAGACGGATTGGAGAGATCGAAAGACGAGTTATTGACTGGTATGACTGCACTGAAACGGACGGAACCATTTCCGGATGAGTTGTTCTATGCCATTTTTGAAATGGAAGACAGTGTAGAAAGACAGCGGTACATAGAGTCTCTTAGGAATATAGCCAGGGAATTGAAGCGGATCACGGAGTTCAACAATCTCTTCAAGCAGTATCAACTGGATTATATGCAGAGAATGAAGCAAACCGGAAACAAGACGAAGTTTACGGATCAGCCAGTGGAACTGGCCTGCGGAGAATGGCTCGCAAATGATTTTGGGGTAAAGACTACACGGTATGATAAGAACTTTAATCCAATTCCGATCCTTGCATGCAGCCATCCGATCCTCCCTGTGGAGATCTTAAAGAATGTAGATACCTATGAAGAGCGGATCTCATTGGCTTACTATAAGTCTGCTGCGTGGCAAAAGATCACCGTTGACCGGAGCGTCTGCGCTAATGTGAGCAAGATTGTGGATGCGTTGAGCCAGTATGGGATTGAGGTAACCTCGGACAATGCGAAAAGTCTGGTCCGGTACATCTCGGACTGTGTAGGCCTGAATCCTTTGACCCTGAACCCGAAGAAGTCCATTAACCGTCTGGGATGGGTGGGAAATTCGTTTACCCCGTATGCGGAGGATATCCGGTATGAGGGAGACATCGACTATGAGGCAATCTTTAAGAACGTGGCGGAGGCCGGAAGTTTTGATACCTGGAAGGCCCTGTGTGCCTCTCTGCGAAAGAATCTTGCCCTCCGTATGATGATGGCGGCCAGCTTCGCATCCGTCCTGCTGGAGCCTTTAAGAGTCCTTCCGTTTGTCCTGCATATCTGGGGTATCACGGGAACCTGCAAAACAGTTGCACTAATGGTGGCCATGAGTATCTGGGGGAATCCGAAGATGGGTGGTTTGGTAAAGACCATGAACATGACCCGGAATGCCATCATGCGGAACGCTGCCTTTTTATGCAGTCTTCCATTTGCCGGGGATGAGCTCCAGACGATTAAGGATAAATGGCAAGGAAATTTTGACCAGCTGATCTACCAGATCACAGAAGGCGTGGACAGAGGCCGTGCCAGGGCTTACGGGGGCGTGGAAGAAACCAGAACATGGAAAAACAGCTTCCTGTTCACCGGAGAAGAACCGATCACGAAGGTGAACTCCGGGGGAGGGAGTAAGAACCGTGTTATCGAGATTGCCATTGATGGACCGCTTGTGGATGATGGCCATTATGTCAGCAGCGTGGTACAGGAGAACTACGGCTTTGCGGGAAAAAAACTAGTTGAATACATCCAGGATGCGGAGATAGGAAAGCTTACTATCAGATACCGGGAGCTGTTTGATTCCCTATGCCGGCTGGATACAACTGACAAGCAGGCGATGGCTATGGCATGTCTTCTCCTGGCGGATGAACTGGCTGTACAGCTGTTCTTTCCGGGAGAAGCCCCGTTAACTGTGAGTCAGGTAAAAAAATACCTGCAGAGCGCTATGGAAGTGGATGTGGCAGAGCGGGCTTACCAGTCCGTTTTAAACTGGGCGGCAAAAAACCCGGTGAGATTTGAAGACCCGAAAGCGGCGGATTCTTCGAACAAAGGGGAGGTCTGGGGGAAGATTGACGGAAATATCCTGGTAGTCAATCGGGATGTACTTCTGGAATACCTGAATAAGAGTGGATTTGACTATACAGCGGTCAGTAAGAAGTGGTCAGAGAAAGGTTATCTGGTGCGAAATTCCCAGGGAAAGTTTATTCACAGTACAAGGGTATATGGCATCAAATCCAGCTATATAAAGCTCAATCTTCTGCTAGAGGAGGACAAGATGGAGGAAGAGACAGAATTTGTGAGTGCTGAATTTGTACAAGGGTCCTTGCCCTTTGACTAGGATTATGGCTAACCACAGCATTTAAGGTTAGTCACAAGGTTAGCCATTGAAACCCGCATAAAATAAGGCTTTTTTATATAATGTCTAACCATCTAACCTGTCTAACCATTTTTAATATATATACGCGCGAGGAAAAAAACGTGTATTTTTTTCTCTTCATAAAATTTATAGTTATGCAACCGGATTTTAGGTTAGACGGTTAGCCATCCAGTAAAATCAAGGGTTTGCGGGCCCTTTTCAGCCCCAAATGCGGTTAGTCGGATGGGGAAAAGGGTTAGACAACAATGAAAAGGGGTGCTTATGAGCAATAAAAGTACGGGCACGGGTTTTGAAAAAGACTTTGCCTCCATTTTATCAGATAACTGGTTTTGGGTCCACCTATTTCAGGAGAATAAAAATGGTCAGCCTTGCGATGTAGTGGCAGCGAAGAACGGAAAAGCATTCCTGATCGACTGCAAGGATTGTGAAACGAAATATTTTTGGTTAAGTCGAATGGAAGAAAATCAGTTAAATGCTATGACACTGTTTGAAATATTCGGCAATGCGCCTGGCATGTTTGCAATTCGATTCCCGACAGGACACATCTATCTGGTGGGTTATCAGATACTGAAAAAGATGCGAGATACAGGTTTTAAGAAAGTTGATGAGACCGTTTGCAAAACACAGGGAGTGAGGCTGGAAAAGTGGCTCTTAGAATGGAGTTCAGAAGAGGAAGGTGATGAAAATGCAGGTTGTGATCGGGGCAGAAATCCGGATTCGAAATTCCAGTAAGTTACTTCAGGACTGGTGCAGAGAAAACCTGCTCCTTAAGAACCAGGAGTATGAGGAGCGAAAAAGGAGGGGTTTCTGGACAGGGAACACACCGGAATATCTTTGGCTGTACCGGATAGAGGGAGATGAACTGGTGGTTCCAGTTGGTGTTGGTCGGGATATCCGGAAGTTTCTTGGAACCGGAGACCAGGTCCGGGTTGAACTTGCAGACAATGGGAAGCTTGCGTATAGCGGAAAAGTTCCTCTGTATGATTATCAGGTACCGGCAGTGGAAGAGATGAGCAGGAACAGCTGCGGGATATTAAAGAGTCCATGTGGATCCGGGAAGACACAGATGGGAATTGCCCTGGCTGCGAAAATATCGCGGAGGACACTCTGGATCACACATACACAGGACCTGCTATCTCAGTCCTATGATCGGGCAGCACAATATTTCCCAAAGGAGACACTGGGGAAAATCACAGCAGGAAAAGTGCAGATTGGAAGCCACATGACGTTTGCCACCATTCAGACCCTGTACAAGCTCGACCTGGAAAAGTACCGGAATACTTGGGATGTGGTGATTGTAGACGAGTGTCACCGACTGGCAGGGACTCCGACTACTGTGACGATGTTTTATAAGGTGTTAAACAGTCTGGCAGCGAGATACAAATATGGCTTGTCAGCCACAGTGCATCGCTCGGATGGCCTGATTAAAAGCACGTTCGCGGTGATTGGACCAGTGGGATATGAGATTTCGGATGAAGCAGTTGCAGAAAAGACGGTCAGGGTCCGGATTATCCAGAGGGATACAGGAATCAAAGTAAAACGTGAGTGTCTGGATACGGATGGAACCCTGGATCATGCGAAACTGATCCCGTATCTCACGGAAAATTTGGAAAGGAACCGGATGGTTGCAAAAGATCTGGTAAATAATGCAGCCCATTACAATCTGATTCTTTCGGATCGCCTGGAGCACCTGCGGGTGTTAATGGAAATGCTTCCAGAGGAGTGCAGGTCCCGAGCTGCCATGATTGATGGAAAAATGAGTAGTGGGAGAGCGAGAAAGGCGCGAGAGCAGGCGATCGAGGACATGAGGACCGGGGAAAAGCATTTCCTGTTTGCTTCTTTCGGACTGGCCAAGGAGGGACTGGATATCCCAAGGCTGGACCGTCTCTATATGACCACTCCGAAAAAAGATTTTGCGGTTGTGGCCCAGAGCGTAGGCCGAGTCGCCCGGGTATTTGACGGAAAAGAAGAGGCGGTCTGTTATGATTATGTTGATGATATCGTTTTTTGCCAGAATCAGTACCGGAGGCGCAGAACCCATTACAGAAAAGCGGGGTGCATCTTATGACGAGAAGGGAAGAACAGGCGGCCATGGCGAAAGCAGCATGGTGTGACTCTTATGTGTTTTACCAGAAATATCATGGGCGCCCGGCAGAGCCTGGAATGTGGGAAGAAGCAACCAGAGAGTTTGCGGACATCATGCGAAAGAACAGTAATTCAACGATATGTGCCAGGCTGATGCTGGCAGCGTTTTCACTTCTGGAAGAGGAGTCAAGATAAGACAGTTATAGGAGGAAGTAGATAATCCGCGGTAAATGGGTGGCCACTCGTTGAAAAAGGATTATGCTGACAGAGGTTCAGAAAAAACTGGCAGAAGAAAATATCAGGCTGGCTTATTATGTGGCGCATAGGAGCATGATTCCGCTGGAAAATGCGGAGAAGGTGTCGCTGGCGCTATTGGGGCTTACCAAGGCAGCGGGAATCTATGATCCAGATAAAGGGATCAAGTTTGCAACCCTCGCCACGGCCGCCATGAAGAATGAGATTCGGATGGGGTACCGGAAGGAACACAAGCATCTGGGACTTGTACATTTTGAGGAGCCGGCTGGTCTGGATGATGAAAGGATTTGTCTGAAGGACATGTTGCCGGATAAGCAACAATTTGTAAGAGAGCTGGAAGGACTGTTGAACTGCAGGGAGGCGGTTGAAAACATGGACAAGACACTCTTCGGAATGGAGCAGAAACTGTTCAGGGAGCTTATCCGGAATCCGGGAAGGACGCAGAGTGATTATGCAGAGAGACTTGGATGCAGCCAGTCTTATGTATCCAAATGTTTGAGGAAAATCAGGAGAAAGCTCAGGAGGGAATTATGTTTATAAAGCAGATCGATATGAAGACAGCATTTGAGTTAGCTTCCAGGGGAATGGAAATCAAGACAATGGCGCCGATTGGCCCGGGAACCGGATGGGAGAACATGGAACCGGATACGTTACAAAACATGTTAAGCGATGTTCTTTTCCTTCGTCAGGAACCCGCAATGGAAGTACCTATGGTGAAAGAGGAGATTGAAGGTCCGGCTCCCAGCAAAGAGGAAGGGCAGCTGGGGGAAACTGCCCTCAACAGACCTCCAGCCTTGTGGGTGCCGGTGCCAAATGGAGAAAGACAGTATGGGGAAGCTTCTGGCGATTCGGAAGGCCAGATGGGGTTTTAAGAAGATGGAGGGAGAAGCCAGTGAAGAGGATAAGACTGTTTCCGGCTCCACATCTGGAGCTTAAGGTTTATGTGTCAGATGAGATGAGGAAGGACTATACGGAGTGTGTCAGGATGGCAGAACTTGCAGATTGTGAGTGGAAAGACTGCGATGGATGCAGCTGGAATGCTGTGCGGATCGGCGATCTGAATATGTGTGAGCTGAAAGAAATGGAGGCGATGTTAAAAGCGACAGGAATGGAGAAGTAAGATTTTGCGCTGTCCGGAGGAAGTAGAGGCATAAAGCCTCTATTCCCCGTAAGGGCCATTATGGCATTCGCGAGCCGACTTAGAAGCTGGTTCTGCCGGCGTAACAACATGGCTTCCGTCACGGTATGGCTCAACATCGATTTCCGGGATATCACCATCGCCATATCGGTCGGTATTCGTTGAATTATGCTGCATGAGATCACCTCCAGAGATAGTATGGGCAGTTAAGGAAAAATGTATGAGGAGGAATGATATTGCATAAAAACAAAGAGGGTTATCCGGATCCGACAGCAGAAGCTGCCATCCGGCGGGCAGATCGGCCGCCGGAAAATGTGATCCTGTTTCGGAAAATGCTAAAAGCGATGTGCATAATCTTTCATCTGCGGATCCTGGGAAAGATTACGATCGTAGATGAGAAAGGATGGTATTGGTAATATTATAGATGTCCGGGAGGCACATGCTCGGAGAACAGGAGGTGGCTCTCATAGAGAAACGGAAAAATCCTTCAGAAAATATTTCCGGCTTTCTGAATTTCGTGGACGCCTGTACCCAGGAGTATCGATGGGCGTGTGATGGTATGGAAGAGGAAGACAAGCGCCCGCAGGATCTGCTTCATGAGATGGAGTTTGCCGGCGACAGGGCTGGGAGGAACCGTGTTGCCACAAGATTACAAACTAGCAGAAAGCAGCGGCGCAGAATGAAGGATCTTATGAAGAGAGATGAGCAGGTAGTCAAGTTCTTTGAGGATCCAGAGAATCGGAAAATCTTAAACAAGATGCGTCAACTCCTGGGACGCCAGAGGAAAGAGGAAGAGTATTTGGAAGGAGAACGTACATACAAGCCGCGGGCGAAATAGCGAGGAGGGGAGACCAGTGGACCAGAACATATTAGTCCAATACAGTGACTTTATGGAAGAGATTAAAGATTTAAGGGAGCGAATCAAGAAGTTGGACCGGTTCCTGCAGAACCCTCCGATTGTGTCAGATACCGTACGGGGGACCCGAAGAGACGGAACGATTGGACCGATCAAGATCTCCGGTATCCCAAATCCGGAATACTACCGGAAGTATGGACTGCGGGAACGATACCGGAAGCGGCTGGAGGCAAAGGAGGCAGAGCTCTTAGAGCTGACCTGTCAGGCGGAGGAGTACATAGAAACGATTCCGAAAGCAGAGCTTCGAATCATGTTTCGGCTGTATTTTATCGACGGATTAAGTGATGCCAAGGTGGCCGACCGGATGAATCAGATATTCCCAAAGCGGAAAATTAAGTATACGGATGAAAATGTGAAGAAGCGAAGACAAAGATTTTTTGAAAAAATTTGCAAATGTCCCCCAATGTCCCGATAAAATTTGGTAGAGTGTATTATGGGAGCCAAAGGCAAGCAACCGGGGGCTCCTCTCCCCCGCTTTACAGTCCGAGACTCCGCTAGGTAATATCGAAGCACACCATTCAGGGCAGATGGCCAGGGTGACGCCCTGGAACCAGGTTCGACTCCTGGAGCTGCCGTTTGTTACAATATTTTCTCCCCTTAATAAGCGCCTGTCGATAGATAGGTGCTTTTCTTTTGTCGGATTTTGTGATAGGATAATTTACATAAAATTGGAGGGAAACTATTATGTTTGGATTTAAGAAATGTAGTGAATGCAAAGAAGTGCCTAAAACATTCGACGAATATAATTTAAAGTTAGAAAATGAGAGAATAAAATTACATATGCGCTACATATCTTGTATTGCAATAGCAATTATTGTATGGATGATAGCTACTAAAACGGCAAGTCATCCAAAATTTCCAGAATGGGTATCATTTGCAGGCACAATAACTTCAATAATATTGTCTGTTTTAGCAATAATTTTAAGTATCACAGGAGAGGGGAAAACGGAACATATTAAAGAGCAAATTGAAATGACAGCGAAAGAATTAGATAAAACAGTAGTGTCAATAGCTGGTATCAATGAAGGGATTGAAAGTAATATTAATCAGTTAAATGCTAGTTTGAGTGATTTGCAGAGCAAGATTGACGATTTACCGGGAAAGACAGCTGAAGAGACAGCAAAAAAGATGGGAACTATGACAGGTAAAGACGCATATACCCCACATCGTACTAATATGAAAAATAAAATTACTAATAAAGACTGGAGAGTGGATACAAATGGAAAGTAGATTTAACATAAATATTTTGTTATGTGAGGGAGAAGTAACTTCTACAAGCAATATAACATCTATATTTGATAAAATAAGAATATTTGATAATAAATTATCCTTTACTGTATTTGTTCTAATTAATACAATAAATTATTTATCTAAACATTTTACTCTTTTATTATTTTTGATAAAGATAGGGGATAATGATGACGATAAAGCGGTATCGTTGGGAAGAATTGATTATGAGAAAGCAGATAGTTTAAAAAGTGCACTAGGAAAAAGCAGATATGATGGTTCGTCACAGAAGATATCAAACATTTTTTTCAAGGATGCATATTTGCCAGGAGCAGGAAATTATGAGTTAGTTGTATATAAATACGAAGAACCAGTAACAGAGGAAGACGCAGGAGATATTAATAATATGGATGATAGTAAATTGGTGGCGTCGTATGGATTCATAGTTGAAGAATAAAAAAGAGATGGCCCTGCGCCATCTCTTTTCTTTACCCAGATAAAAGTAAAAGAGCTTGACATATGGTGCACCTTATGATATAATACAATCATAAGGAGGTGAGATACAGATGAGAGGCGAAAGCCGAAAGAAAAAGTCCGATAGCAAACTTAAGACTTGGCTGGTCGGAGTGCTAACGGACTTAGTAGTAGGAGTTATCCTACTGCTTATTTCAAAGCTACTTGAGTAGCAGAGAGGGGCGTAAGCCCTTCTCTTAACTAATATTATAACACACTCATCTGTATAAAATCAATATGGCAAATGCATTGAAATTTTTGGGCACGTTCTTTATCGTGTTGGCAGTCGTTAAATCAGGAATCGGCTTGCTTGAGATGTGGAGGGACAAAAGATGCCAGTAGGAAACCCCAAACCACAAACAATTGCGACGAAAAAGTATGAGGAAAAGGCAGGGTTAATGTCGAAATCGTATAAGCTAAAGCGTGAAGTAGTAGACCAGTTTGCGGATGCTTGTGACAGAGCGGGAGTGAGCCAGGCTGCACAGCTGTCAAAAATGATGAAGGATTTTATCGAGAAACAAAAGTAAATGAAAACGTTTGATAGGGGACTGTCCACTGCGGCAGTTCCTTTTCTTTTACCCATTATTGCGGTATGCAGCAGCCAGCAGCTCACCGGGATTGTATCCCGTGGGTCCCGGTTTCAAATCCTGCCCCCGCACTTTGTTAAAAATCAAACTCAAATGAGGTGGTGATGCTTGAGTGAAAGCTTAGAACCAAGAGAGCAGGCCTTTGCTGATTATCGGCAAGGCATGAAATACAAAGACATTGCCGAAAAGTACGGAGTAAGCCTGTCGGCCGTGAAGTCGTGGGCCAGCCGATACTGGAAGCGGAAAGATGGTTGCAACCAGCAGGAAAAAAAGTTGCGACCGAAAAAGAAAAAAATTGCAACAAGGGGCGCTCCGGCCGGCAATCAAAATGCTGTGGGGAACAAGGGCGGCGCTGCGCCAAAAGGAAATAAGAATGCAGTTACCACGGGAGAGTTTGAGACCCTCCTTTTTGATTGCCTGAAACCAGAGGAGAAACGGTTAGCCGAGGCTGTGCCAGCGGATAAAGAGCAGCTCCTCTTGCAGGAAATCCGTCTGCTGACTGTCCGGGAGCATAGGATGCTAAGACGGATCGAGGATCTGAAACAAGCAGAGGCGAAACCGATTGAAGAAGGCGGCATAAAGCGTCCTTCTGGTATGACCACAGTGAAATTCAAATCGGGGGTTGAAAAAGGGAAAGATACAGTCCTAACGGAAGATGAAGGCGTACTCGGCCAAATCCAGCGCATTGAGGATGCCTTAACCAGAGTACAGACTAGGAAGCAGGCTGCCATTGATTCCTTGCATCGGTACGGTGTGGATGATGCCAGACTGGAGATTGAACTGAGACGACTGGATCTGGACGTGAGGAAACTTGGTGAACAGGACGATGAGGACGAACAGAACGATGGCTTCCTTGATGCCCTGAAAGGAAGTGCTCCAGAGGATTGGGAGATCGAGGAGATAACGGATGAAGAAAAAGAAACCGGTATTTAATTTTAAGCCATTTTCGAAGAAGCAGCGTAAAGTTATGAACTGGTGGATGCCGAACAGCCCGGTCAGGGATTATGACGGTATCATCGCGGATGGTGCGATTCGCTCGGGAAAGACGGTTTCCATGTCTCTGGGATTTGTCTTCTGGGTCATGGAGACATTTGACGGACAGAATTTTATCATGGCTGGAAAGACAATCAGTTCGTTCCAACGAAATGTGCTCACCAATCTTAAGACGATGCTTCGGAGCCGGGGATATCGCTGCGTCCATCACATATCCGGAGAAACTCCAAACATGCTGGAGATCACAAAAAGTGGAAAAACAAATTACTTTTACATCTTTGGCGGTAAGGATGAAGGTTCCCAGGAGCTGGTACAAGGTATCACAGCCGCGGGAGCTTTTTTTGATGAAGTTGCTTTGATGCCGGAGTCGTTTGTCAATCAGGCCACCGGCCGGTGTTCTGTGGATGGTTCTAAATTCTGGTTTAACTGTAATCCTGCAGGTCCGATGCACTGGTTTAAAGTAAACTGGATTGATAAGAGGAAAGATAAGAAGCTGCTTTATCTGCATTTCACGATGGAAGATAATCTGAGCCTGTCAGAGAAGATCAAGGCCAGGTATCGAAGCATGTATGCCGGTGTGTTCTTCCTCCGTTATATTAAGGGCCTGTGGGCGGTTGCTGAGGGGCTTATTTATACCATGTGTACAGATGAAAATTATTATACCGATGAAGAACGGCCGGCAGGTTTTAAGAGCATCGGTGTCAGGACAATCGCTGTGGACTACGGAACGACGAATCCCTGTGTATTCTTAGACATCTGGGATGATGGTGATACTGTATGGGTAGACAAAGAATATCGCTGGGACAGCAGATCTGAGGAGGCAAGAAGAACAGGAAATCCGAATAAAACAGATTCCCAGTATGCAGATGATATGGTTGAGTTTATGGGGAACAAGCCGGAAGACCAGTGTATAATCATTGTGGATCCATCTGCTGCATCGTTCATTGCAGAACTCAGAAACCGTGGGTTCATTGTCAAACTGGCGGATAATGAAGTGCTGGACGGAATCCGTATCGTGTCTTCTTTGCTAGAGCACAAAAAGATCCGGATCAACAAAGCATGCAGGGGACTGCGGTCTGAAATGCAGTCTTATGTGTGGGATGACAAAGCGGCAGAACATGGAGAGGAAAAGCCGGTGAAGCAGTTAGATCACGGTCCGGATGCATTAAGATATTATGTGAAGACAACATTACCAAGTTGGAGGACAGGGATATAAATGTCTAAACGAAAACTATCTCGCCGTACAAGGGCGGATACAAAACAGAATACAAATTCTTTAGCGTATGTCAGTACGATGGACGCTTTTTCTAATCCTACAGCGCGAATCGGTTTTGGAACCATGGACCTTCTTCAGGCTACCGAATATCCGATGACCCGCATGACACAGAATTATCAGCTGCTTACCAGCCTGTACCGGGATAACTGGATCGTACAGAACATTGTTGCTACGATCCCCAATGACATGGTCCGGAAGTGGTATGAGATCAAGTCTGGACTTGCGCCGGAGTATATGGACCAGATGGCAAAGTTAGAAAGGAAAACACAGATTCGAAAGAAGGTTTTGGACGGCATGTGCTGGGGACGCCTATATGGCGGTGCTGTCGGTGTCATACTGATCAAGGGACAGAATGATATGAGTGAACCACTTGATCTGGACGCGGTCATGCCGGGAAGTTTTCTGGGGCTACAGATCCTCGACCGATGGTCTGGTGTTTATCCGGAGGGGGAGCTTGTATTGGATCCAGAAGATCCGGATTTTGGCCTTCCGGCGTATTACACAGTAAGGGATGAAAACAGTGGACAGATGATGCTCAAGGTTCATCACAGCAGGATTCTTCGCTTTCTGGGGCGTGAACTTCCCTGGCAGGAACAGGTGACGGAAACCTATTGGGGAGAATCGGAAATCGAGGCGATTTATAATGAGATTGTCAAGCGGGATAATGTTTCTGGCAATATTGCAGCGCTTACCTTCCGGGCGAATGTGAACTATATGGAGGCAGACGGTTTGGATCAGCTCTTGGGAACCGCTAACACTGAAATCCAGCGTCGGTTCTGGAATACCATGCAGGCCCAGGCAATTTTAGAAAGCAATTTCGGAACCCGTATTATCAATAAAGGGGATGCGATCCATAACACGCAATATACCTTTACCGGACTGCCGGATGTGTATGACCGGGTTATGATGGATGTTGCGGGAGCTGCAAGGACACCGGTAACAAAGCTGTTCGGACGTTCGCCGGCGGGACTTAATTCTACTGGGGAATCAGACATGCAGAATTATTATGATTATATCGATGGCCTGCGGGAAACAACTCTTCGCCGGATTCTTGAGCGGCTTCTTCCAGTTATGGCTTTGTCGGCCTGGGGAAAGATTCCGGATGATATGGAAATTGATTTTCCGCCGATGTGGACCCCGGATGCCAGGGAGATTGCAGAGATCGCAGAACGAAAGACGAATGCGATTCTGGCAGTATATCAGAATGATTTGATGGATGCTGCTACGGCTATGCAGGAACTGCAGGCGATGGCGGAAGAGACAGGCATGTTCGGTAAGATTCCGGATGAGAGTATTGAGGCAGGAAGGGGAAGGACATATTCAAAGAACCGTGAGATGCGGGATCCTTTGGCAGGTTTTACAGTTCCAGGAGAGACGGAATCAGAGGAAGGGTGACGTGAATGGTAGAAAAAATACGTCCACCGGTATCCGGAGATGTAACCAGATACATGCGGGTATTGTTGCAGCAGACAGAGCAGGACCTGATCTGTGAGATCATGAGAAAGAGAGATCAGGGCTATGTGGATTACGCCGAGGTGGCAGCTCTGGAGCGTGTCCAGAAAACGTTGCAGAATATGGTAGACGAGTCCTGGGAGTACGTCCCCCAAATGATCGAAACGGTCTTTTATCATACCGATAAAGACGCTGCCGGATATCGGAATGCCAGAACGCTTACAGCGGCTCAGACAGCCGTTATACAGCGCTTGTCTGACAACCTGTTAGGAGAGCTTACAGAAGCGGCCGCAGGAGCGAAGAGGACCATGGAACGATATTTTACAATCGCGAGGCTGGAAGCGGATCCGTTCCGGGAAGAGGTTTTAAAACAGGTTCTCAGACAGCAGGCAGCGGGATCTGCCTGGCAGAAGGGGAGTGCGGCTGTGGCGAGAGAGCTGCAGAACCGGGGAATTTCGGCATTCGTAGACAAAGCTGGCCGTACATGGACATTACAGGAATATGGGAATATGGCAGTCCGGACAACTGCAAGGCAGGCGGAAGTGGCAGCAATTCTGACGGCAGATGATCATGACCTCTGGCAGATTGTAAAAATCGGCAGTACGTGTCCAGTATGTGCGCCTCTTGAGGGCCGGATATACAGTAAAAGTGGTACGAATCCAGAATACCCTGCGCTGTCCCTGGCGTTTGGAAAGGTGGATCCTGGCGGACCGGAAGATTTGAGCAACACATACTTGAACATTCATCCGAACTGCTTACATAGTCTGATCAAATATACGATTATTGGAAAATCAGAAAAACAAATCCAAAAGGACAAGGACTTTTCAAATCCGGAAAAGAATCCGATCACGCGGGACCCAAGAACAAAAAAACAGATTCGGGCGTACCAAGACAAGGTAAGGGCACGGAATCAGCTTCTCCGGGATAAGCGGCAGCATAAGGAGTTCCGGAATACATTAGGGAATGAGGTTCCGAAAGATTTTGCAAAGTTCCGGGAAATGAAGTATAATAATCCTGAGCCTTTTAGTTTTATGGAACTGGATCATCGCAGGAGGAGTAAGCTCCTCCATCATCCGGAGCTTAGGCTGCCCAATGCAGAAAAGGCCACAGCCGCTGACAGGAAGTTCACGCACTATCTATTTGGCGGTGATTTCCCAGATGGTTTGGCGAAAGGAAGGGCATTTAGAAGCCGTTTGGGATATGACGAAAATAATTGGAAAGAGCTGAGAAAGGAAATCCTTTTGCGCGCTCCGTTATACCCAGTGGTTGATAAAGGAAGTGCTGGGCATGGGAAACGGTATGAACAGGAGATAGTTCTGTATGGCAAAAAAGGAAGACCTGCAAATGTTCTGGTAGCATGGAGTGATGATACTGTTCCCGGAGAAATTAAAATGGTATCGGTTTATATAACAGAGGTGAAATGATGCGAAAAGTGAAAGAATTTGATCGGGTTTTGCTGAAGGATGGAAGAGAAGGTGATGTAATGGATGTGTCATCAGATGGCATTCATCTTATCATAGATATTGGAAGCTCACCCAAAGACTGGGAAACTCTATATGATAAAACAGTTGATGATATTGAAAAAGTATTGTATACCAGCAGTAATTAGACTGTTGGTATTTTTATGCATAAAAATGTAGAAGGGAGAATATGAATGCTCGCCTATTATGGCTACACGATAAGCCCTAACCAGATCGAGACTGGCGAGGGCTTTTTAATTTGTCGGAATGTTCCCGTTGCCAGGACCGGGGATATGGAATATCTGTCCTGTGAGCTGGGATTTCCGGGTATGGGCATTGTAAGGGTGCATCGGTCTCCAGAGGAAGTTTTTTCCGATGCCGCCCTTGCGAGCTTTGAGGGAAAACCGGTGACGGATGACCATCCGCCGGAACTGATCTCTTCGGAAACAGCCACTTTGTATGAAAGAGGTCATGCACAAAATATCCGGAGGGGAACGGAGGGATGGGAAGGATACGTCATTGCTGATCTGCATATCCACGATAAGAGCCTGATTCAGGCTGTACAGAACGGAAAACGAGAGATCAGTTGCGGCTATGAGTGTGAATATATCGATAATGGAGACGGCACTTACAGCCAGAAGAATATCAGAGGGAATCATATTGCGGTCGTGACCCGGGGAAGAGCAGGGAAACGGGCCGCAATTTTAGATTCAGATACAGTAAAAAAAGAACAGGCCGGGAAGCGGCCGGAAAGGAAGAAAATGAAAAAGAACAGTTTGTTTCTGAAGCTCTTCGGGCAGGCCGCGAAGGATAAAAGCCCGGAAGAGATTGAACAGATGGCTATGGATGCTGCTGATGCCCTGGAGGAGGGCGGCGGGGAAGGAAATGGAGGAGAGGGAAAATTGCCAGCGGCAAATCTTGATGAAAAACCGATAAGGGACGCTGCATTTTTAAAAGCTCTGGATAAGAAGCTTGACGCCCTTCTGGCCGCTCTGGATGCTGAAATTGGGGAAGAGGGAGAGAAGAAGGATCCGGAAGAGGAAGAAAATCCCATGGACGCGGCAATTAAGAAGCTGGAAAGGGATGATAGGGAGAGGAACGAGGAGAAAAAGGCTCAGATCGTTCCGGCCGGCGACGCAGTTGAAACAGTGTCAGGAGTGGACAGTGCGGTTGCTGCGGCAATTTTAAAAAGCGTCCGCCCGTCTGTGGCGGCTATTAAGGATGAAAAGGAGAGAAAGGCCGTGGCAGACGCCCTGATTGCCTGCGTGACAGCCGGTGAGGACAATGACATTGCAAAGCTCATCCAGACCGTTCAGAAGAATGCACAGAAAGCAACAGATAGAAAGCCAGAGGTCAATCTGGATGCGATCCAGAAGGCATACGACAGTATGAACCCGCACAGAAAGGAGAACAAGGAATGAAGGGACTGACAATTGGAAAGACCATGCCGCATGGATATGCCGGGAGTTATTCCAGACAGCCGGATATGATTGTGGAGACTCATCCGCTGGGAGGCACTGAGAAGCTGGAGTTTGGCTCCGCTGTTTTGTATGGCACAAACGGAGCAGTGGTTCCATTCGGAGAATCCGGAACTGCAGTTGACTTTATTGGGATTGCTATAAAAGAGGTAAAATCAGCGACAGATTATTTTAACCAGGATGCAGGCAGTTATCAGCCCGGTGAGGCCGTACCGGTCATGAAACGCGGATGCGTTAATGTGATCTGTCAGAATGGTTCACCTACAGCTGACGGAACTGTTTATGTACGTACGAAAAAAAGCGAATCTCATCCCAATGCCGTGATTGGGGGATTTGAGGCATCCGCGGATTCCAGCAATAGTGTGACATTAACCAACGCGAAATGGAAAGGTTCTGCAGATGCCAATGGTGTTGCGGAGCTGTGTATCTTAACACGCAGCCATGCTTAAGGAGGTAAATGATGGCTTTTAAGAATGTTGGAACTTTTGATTTAGGAACAGTAGGAGGGCAGGCCGCAAAAAGAGGAAACGCGCAGGCATTTGCCATGAATGATGCAGGGATTGCATCCGGGCAGGCATTTTTACAGTCTGAACTGGAAAAGCGTGATATGCTGGTGCGGACTCCGTTAACCAGCTTTACATATTCCAGGGATATTCCGATCCGCGTTGGCGGCGGATGGGCTGAATTCGTATCTGCCATGCAGGTGGGGTATGGAGTAAGCGGCGGCTCTGGAGATAATCTTCATCACTCTGGCGGGGCTAATGGCATTCCGATGGTTCAAGCGGATTTTGGAAAGGGCCTTTATAAGACTCACATGATCGCAGCCGGCACCCGCGTGATGTGGATCGACATGCAGCGCGGCAATATGACCGGAAGAAATCTGGACAGCCTGCTTCGTGACGGTCTTCGTATGACCTATGATAAACACATGGACGAAAACACGTATACAGGTTTTTCAAGGTATGGCACATATGGACTGTTAAATAATCCGGATGTTACGGTAACCAGTGCGGCGGAAGTTGGAGAAACCAGCTCTAAGGCAACAGCATTTAAGAGGAAGACTCCAGATCAGATCTTGGATGATATCAACACTGCAATTCTGGCTGCATGGGCGGCGTCGGAATATGACAGGGATGCTATTCCGAATCACATTATTATGCCGTATGAGCAATATAACTACCTGGCAACGACCAGGGTCAGCAGCCTGGCGGAAAAGACTATTCTCACATTCCTTTTGGAGAACAATGTGGCCAGGCAGAACGGCGCTGATCTGTTCATCGGAGCAACGATCTGGTGTAAAGGCGCCGGAGTATCCGGAAAGGATAGAATGGCAGTTTACTGTAACAAGGAAAGATATCTGGCCATAGATGAGCTTGTACCGTTGACGAGGGCCATGACTGGTCCTAACACGGCACAGTTCTGTTATGATACTGCGTACGCTGGAAACTTGTCCGAGGTGGAGGTATTTTACGATCAGACCATGCTGTATGTAGATGGAATCTAAGGAGGAAATATATGTTCATCATTGCAAAAAGAAATTTTCTGATTCCGAGGGAGGGACAGGAACCATATAAGATCGAAAAAGATTTTGTGGGAGAGATTCCGGAAGGAATTGCCTCTCATTGGCTTATCAAAGCAGCCATGGAAGACGGAACCATCGCTGCACCTCAGAACAAGAAAGATGCAGCACTTGAGGAAGCAGATGCTTTGGCATCCAGAAAAGAAGCGGAATCAGATATTCGCCCGGATGCTCAGGGGGACAATAAATCCCCCACTATAGTAACAGATAAGATTGATTCCGAAACAGCGAAAAAGAAAACCAAAGCAGCGGAATAGGAGGTAAGCGGCATGTGGTCTGGTATGTGCTTTGAAAGGGAAAAAGAAGCTGCGGCCAATGTGCCGTATGAGGGAGAAAGAGGGACATACACTGCAGAGATGTTTGCGGAAGATTTCTCTCAGTTTTCCCGGAACTTAAAAGAGGACGACAAAGGAATGCGGGAGAGTCTGGTCCCGATTTCCATGTTGGATATGTTCCTTTTTCAGGCAAACGACAGCGTGATCCCTTCGCGCTGGGGCAGCTTATGGAGGTATGCTGCTGGGCTGTATGTGGCTCATTTTTCTGCAATGTATCTGAAAACCTACACAGATTCTTCTGTTAACGCCGCGCAGGCGGCTGTCCGGGCAAATCCCACAGGCGTGATCCGCACGGCAGTCATGGGCGATACGTCTGTGAGCTATGATAACAGCGCCATTACATCAGGAATCGAAAAGTGGGGTGCATGGAATTCAACCCAGTACGGTCAACAGTTGGTGACACTGGCTCGTATGGTTGGTATGGGAGGCATGTATGTTATCTGATAATCCGATTTTTTCAGGGTGGTATACGGACACGGCTGATGTGTATCGCGTAATGCCGGTGACAAAAGGCAATATAGAGACACAAGAACGGAAAAAAGTCAATGAGTATCCTATCCCGTGTCGAATCTACCAGGCATCAAAAGACGGCCCGTCTATAGGCCCTACGGCAGCAAGGAACCGTGGAACGGAAAAGGTGGCCTGTGATCTTTCTGCCGATATCCGGGCGGGAGATGAGCTGCGGATCATACGTGGAGGGAATCTCGGACATTTGAATCCGCAAGAGCGGTATTTTGCCGGAGATCCGATGCACTATTATGATCCGGTTGGAGGCGCTCTGACCGGTCTGGAGCACCAGGAGATTGGACTTCTGAAGGAAAATATCGTGGAATAACGACTGCGGGGTGATAAGATGTCGAGTTTTGGAAGCCAGATGAGAAAGCGGCTGGAAGAACTCAGAAAAGTCAGGGAGGATGTGCCGAAGATTATGATGGAAGTGGCGGAAGGCGCTACGATTGAAGCTGTCCGTGTTGCAACAGAGAATACGCCTCCAAATGGAGGAGCTCTTATCGCAGGAACCAATATGCGAAGCGGAGATATGTCACAGCACTGGGAGACTGACAGCCAGACAATTCCATTATATATCGGGGGAAGCGTGCGGACACAGCTTGCCAATGATATGCAGTATGCCTCTTATGTCAATGACGGACACCGGATGGATAAACATTTTGTTCCAGGTCTTATTGTGAATGGTGATCTCCTGGAACAGGATCCGGATGGAGAGGGCGGACTTATGGTCGGTACGAAGACTTCATACGTGGAAGGAAAATATATGAAGGAGAAAGCTGTCGGGAAATACCGATCTGTCATTCGCAAAGAGCTGGATAAGCGCGTGAGGGAGGCATTGAAGTGACATTTACACTGGACAATATCATAAACAGTGTGGCGGGAGTATTGAAGGAACGGTACGGCGGCTATCCTGTCTACACCAGCGCAAACCAGCAGGGGACAAGGTTTCCTTGCTTTTTTATTTTCTTTCTGCCATCTACGATTGAGTGCCAGACGGATCGGAGGTTTTTGAGAGATCTTGCCATGGATATCATCTTTGTCCAGCAGAGAAATATCGTCAATGGGAATGCCGGGATTCGTGAGATCGCGGATTATCTGGACGAAAGACTGGAGCTAATTCCATATTCGGACGGCTCTGGAGAACTCGCATATATTCCGACGTATGAACGACAGTGGCAGTCAGAAGATGGAGAGCTTCATTATCAGTTTCATATCCGCCAGAGGGTTGTAGTAGCAGAAAACAATGTTCTAATGAGAGAAATGGAGGAGAACAATGCCAAAGTTAAATGAGAAGTCTGCTGTGGTGCCGCAGCAGGAAAAAAAGTATCCTACCAGAAAGCTACTTAACAGTAAGCACCTGGCCGGATATCAAAGGGACTTTGCCAGGGTAATCCTGACAGAAACAGAGTATACCATTAAAGAGGCGATAACGATTCTCGATGAAGTTTTAAAGGGAGGCAGATAACATGGCAGGAGGTATATGGACAAGCCAGAATAAGGTGCAGCCAGGAGTTTATATTAATACAAAATCCAGCGGCAATCTGGCGGCCAGTGTCGGAGAAAAAGGGATCGTGGCACTCGCAGAACCGCTTTCCTGGGGGCCTGTGGGCATGATTCAGGAGATTATCCCGGGAGAAGATCTAAGGAAGTTCATTGGCTATGATGTGACGCATGCAAGGGCAACATTTTTGCGTGAGATGATGAAAGGTTCTGATACGACTCCGGGCCCGATTAAAATTTTACTTTACCGCCCAACAGGAACCGGAGGGGAAAAGGCAACAGCGACGATTGGCGCGGTTACTGTAACTGCCCGTTACGAGGGTGAGAGAGGCAACGATATTACCGTTATTGTGCAGGAAAATCCTGATTCCGAGAATGTTTATGACGTAGAGACGGTGGTAGACGGTTCAATTGCAGATACGCAGAGCGTTACGGACATCTCGAAGCTTACGGAAAATGCCTGGGTGAGTTTTTCCGGGACAGGAACTGTTTTTACTGAAACAGCCGGAACAGCTTTGACCGGAGGTGGGGATCCAACCGTAGCAGCATCCGATTACGCAGCATTTCTTACTGCACTGGAGCCATGCACGTTTGATGTTCTGATCTATGATGGAAAAGAGCCGACAGTAATACAGGCTTATGCGGCTTTTGTAAAGAGAATATCCAACAATGTGGGCAGAAAATGTCAGGCCGTGATGGCTGAGGCAGAAGCCTGCAATAGTGAGTGGGTGATATCCGTGAACAACGGAGTGAAGCTTTCTGACGGAACTATCCTGACGCCGCAGCAGGCAACCTGGTGGTTAGGCGGTGCAGAAGCCGGAGCGCTCTATAATGATTCTCTGACATATGCCCAGTACCCGGATGCGGCAGAGTCTTACCCGAAGTTAAATGATACAGAGATCACCTCGGCGATTCAGGCCGGTTCTATCGTTTTTATTGATTCTTTCGGAACCACGAAGGTTTGCACAGATATTAACACTCTTACCTCTTTTACTGTGGAAAAGGGGCAGGAGTATTCGAAAAACCGTGTAATGCGTGTCCTGAACCAGTTCTGTAATGATGTATATAAGCAGTTCAGCCTTTATTACATTGGAAAGACTGACAACAACGATACTGGGAGAAATCTGCTAAAAGCCTGGATTGTGGGGTATCTGAATGAGATGCAGGCCAATAATGGAGTACAGAATTTCTCCCCGGACGACGTGGCTGTGAAGCCTGGAAATACAGTGGATTCCGTTGTGATCGACGTGGCTGTGCAGCCTGTTGACAGTATCGAAAAGATCTACATTTCGGTTGCAGTATCTGTCAATACGGAAGCAGAGTAAAGGAGGTAGGATATGTCGTATTTGCTTGCACAGGATTCTCTTCGCGGCGCCGCCGGAAAGGCCTTTATGACCTCCTCGGGGGAAAATACGGAGCTGTTTGGATTAAAAAAATTTGAGCTTTATGCGGAGGTGCAGACAGCTGAATTTAAAGTAGTCGGGGCTCTTGTGGATCAAACAAAGCCGAAGGGACTCAAATATACCGGCAATGCAACGGTTTATTATGGAACACCGGCATTCCGGAAGGTTCTGGAAGAGTATAAAAGAACCGGGCGCTTTCCGGAGATCAGTTTCCAGATAGAGAATGGTGACCCCGGTTCAACGGTAGGAAAACAGATTACGGCTGTTTATGGGGTTGTTCTGACAAAGATACCGATTGCAATGCTGGATGATTCTGCCGATTCTCTGCAGGAAGAAATCTCATTCACAGCGACAGACTATGAAACGCTTCAGCATTTTGTTGCACCGTCAAAACTTGGATAGGAGGATTTTATGGGAAAGTTAAGTGCGTTTTTGAAACCATCTCCGGTCGGAAAGACAAAAAAGCTTGTGATTGACCGGTTTACAGATGAGGAGGGAAACATTGCTCCAATCATTATTAAAAGTATTTCTCCGCAGGAAAATGAGGAGATCTCAAATTCCTGCATGGATGCAAACGGAAACCTGGATTTTTCAGCATACGGAAATAAATTGATTGTTGCCTGCATGCAGGAACCGAATTTGAAGGATAGTGAAATCTGTAAATTTTACGGGGTGATTGATCCCGCAATGGTTCCTGGCATTATGTTTACAATCGGAGAAAAGCAGCTTATCCAGGATGCCATTATGGATATCAATGATATTAAAGATGCAAGGAAGAAGCTAAACGAAGCAAAAAACTCTTAGAGGGGAGAGACTGGGAAGTAGAGGCGGCATATTTTGCTTTTATTTCCCTAGGAATCTTCCCTGAGGATTTTGAACAGAGGTCGGAACGAGAAAAGCTTTTAATGTACTCGATGATGGAGAGGGCAGCAAAGGAGGGGAAGGTGTAATATGGGGCAGATCCGTGAAGATTTTATTCTGGCTGATCAATTTAGTGGCACGTTTTCCAGATTCCTTCAGCTTGGCCAGGCTGCGAATTCCGGTCTGGATAAACTGGGAGCATCGAGTCATGACTTTGCTGATTCCTCCGCGTTTGCAGCTCAGCAGCTCGATGCCATGCGAAGCGGTCTGGCGGCCCAGCAGTCGCTTTATGCAGCCCAGAACCGGCGGCTGGAAGCCCAGAGGCAGAAGGTTCAGGAACTGCAGCAGAGCTATGATCTTCTGATTCAGAGCAAAGGAGCCGAGGCCAGTGCAACGATCCGTGCAGCTGAGGCGCTTGCGAGGGCGCAGATTTCAGAGACGAATCTCCTGAAACAGGCATCCAGGACTGCAGATATGATTGCCAGGCAGAATGAAGAAATTGAAAGATTCCCGAATAAAATGGATGCAGCGCGAGCGGCCACCAGAGACGCGGCAAGGGAGCAGGAAAAACATAAGCGAAAGGTAGAGGAAACGGCAAACTCGGCCAATAAGCTGCTATCTGCGTTGAAAAGGGTCGCTGCAGTCACTGGAGTGATGGCCGGGATTAAATCTTTTCTGGACTTGTCGGATACCCAAACACAGACCAACGCAAGACTTTCTATGATGGTGAATGATCTGGAAGATGTGGCCAGGCTGCAGGAGGGGATATTTCAGTCGGCACAGCGGGCAAGGGCATCTTATGAGGATACTGCCGATTCTATTGCAAAAATGGCGCTGAATGCGGGGCAGGCATTTAACTCAAATGATGAGATTATCCGATTTATGGAATCCATTAATAAACGATTTGCAATCGGCGGAACCGCTGCGGATCAACAAAGATCCGCAATGCTGCAGTTGACACAAGCTATGGGAGCCGGTGTTTTACGAGGAGAGGAGCTGAACTCTATTTTGGATGCGGCGCCTGGTATTGCCAGGGATATCGAGCAGTATATGGGGTGGGCTTCCGGATCCATCAAGCAGTATGCAGAGGACGGGAAAGTCAGTGCGGAGGTTGTTAAAAACGCCATGTTAAGCGCGGCGGAAACAATTGATGAACAGTTTGCATCCATGCCAATGACTTTGGGCCAGGCAATGACTTTGGTGAAGAATGAAGTGCAGAACAGCCTTCAGGACAGCGCAAAGGAATGGAATGACTTTATGAATTCCGCAGATGGACAGAAGATTCTCAATGAAATGATTGTCCTGTTTTCGACTCTTGCAGAGGTTGGTAGTGATGTGTTGGCGTTTCTGGGGCAGGGGGCCCTGTTCGTAGCGGATAATCTGGATTTTATTCTTCCAGTGCTTGCGGCTATCGGTCTGGCATATGGAGTGGTGCATGCACAGGCAATAGCGGCGGCTGTCGCTAATGTAGCAGGAGGATTGGCCACTGCCGCAGCATGGGCAGCAGCGCACTGGCCTCTGCTTCTTCTGGCCGCCGGATTCGCGGCTGTTATGATTGCTGCACAGCAGTTTGGGCTGGATATGCAGTCTGTAGGGGAATGGGTTGGAATGACATTTGGTATGCTCTATGCGGTAGGGTATAACGTGTTTGCTTCTCTTTGGAATACGATTGCGGCTTTTGCTGAATTCTTCGCGAATGTCTGGGATGATCCTCTTGGCGCCACAGTAAGACTGTTTTTTGACGTATTTGATTCGATACTTGGAATTGTTGAAACAACAGCAGGTGCTATAGATGCTCTTCTTGGAACCAATCTTTCCGGCGCGGTTGCCGGATTCAGAGAGGAACTTTCTGGATGGGTGAAGGATACCTTCGGAGAAAACGCGGTTAAAATTGAGCGGATGACAAACCTTGATGTTCGCCAGACATCTGAACAGTGGGGACAGTATGGCGGAAATCTTGGAGCCAAACTTGATGATATGAATTTAAACCTTTCTGACATTGCAGAGAGCATGAGTGGATTTGACGCATCGTCCCTGCCGACAGCAGGTGAATTAGGAGATATAGGGAAGGTCGGAAGCGTTGGCAGTGTAAAAAATGTGGAGGGCGAAGTAAAGTTATCTGACGAGGATGTGAAGCTGTATCGGGATCTTGCAGAGAGTCGATATATGAACCGGCTCGAGTTAAAAACACTGGCGCCGAATATCAATATTTCTATACCGGAATCTGCAGCGGGAAATCTATCTGCTGAAGATGTGGTGGACAGGATCCGAGTTATGCTGATTGAGGAGGCAGCGTCCCAGACAGCAGTATCTCATGGATAGGAGGCAGAAATGGGAAAACTGAAAAGCGATTATTCGGTTTATGTAAGTTTTGGTGGAACTAAGATAAGGCTTCCGGTTAATCCAGAAGAAATAGAAATAAAGTATCCAACGAGTCATAAAACGTATGATGTTCTCGGGAAAGGAGAAATCATCGTTCCCAGGAAACCTTCTTTAAATGTGGTCTCCTGGGAATGTTTTTTCCCGGGAAATACAGGAGCACCTTATGTAAATGGAGGGGCGAAGGCTCCGGACAGATATGTGAAACTGTTCAGAAATGCCTGGGAAAAGAAGCAGAAATGCCGTCTGATCATTGCACGGTCCGGGTTGTATGATACAAATATGCGGTGCATCATTTCAGATTTTGAGACAACGGATAAAGGCGGGGAACCGAAAGATGTGTATTACTCAGTTGAATTTACAGAGTACAGAGATTATGGTCCCAAAAACATTTCTGCTATTATAACTTCCGCAGCGTCTTCAGAACCGGTCCAGATATCAGCAGAGAAGGAGCGCGAAGTGGAAACCCCGGTTCTCCGGGTAGGAGCGCCGGTGATTGTTAATGGTGCCTATTGTTATGACAGCTATGGGAGCAAACCTCATGGAACTGCTAATAATCTCAGGACGACTGTGACCAGGATTGTAACTGGAAATCCGTACCCGGTTCATGTGGGTTCCTATGGGTGGGTACAGGAAGGCCAGCTTCAGATTGTAGGATAACGCTTATGGATATTATGTTGCAGATACAGGTTATAAAAGCAGCTCCGGATGGAACCACACAGGTATCCGTATATGATTATACGGATTGTACCAGGGAGATTGAGTTTATGACGCAAAGGTATGATTCTCCGGGAAAGCTTACGTTTTCCTGTGTCGAGGAGGATGGGATCGGAATTCCGGAGGGAAGCCTTATCGAACTGTCTGTTGCTGGGAAGAACATCTTTAAGGGATATGTGTTTACTGCAGAATTAAACCGCGGTGGTGAGACTTCATATACCGCCTATGACCAGCTGAGATATCTTAAGGCGAATGCAAGCTATACATTTGAAAATATGACTTTGGGGCAGATTATTCAGCAAATCGCGGCGGATTTTGGTCTGGTCTGCGGCACATTGGAGGACACAGGATATGCGTTCCCATGTCTGATAAAAGAAAATGAGGGATGCCTGGATATTATTTTTGATGCTTTATCCCAGACAATTATCCAGACAGGGCGCATTTACAATTTCTATGATGATTCCGGGGCTCTGACATTGGTGGAAGTGAAAAATATGCTTACGACAACACTGATAGGAGATGGGAGCCTGGTGACAGATTTTACCTATAAGCGGGATATCGACTCAGATACTTATAACAGGATAAAGCTGGTTCGCGCTAACAGTACGACTGGAAAGGCTGATACATACATTCACGAGGACAGCGAAACTATTAAGAGGTGGGGCCTGTTACAGTATTATGACCAGGTTGACGAGAACATGAATGATGCTCAGATCGACGAGATGTGTAAACAGTATCTCCAGTACTATAATCGCGTCCTTCAGACGATTACGCTGGAGAGTTTGGGAGTTCCGGGCGTGAGAGGGGGGAGTATTGTCCCTGTAAATCTCGGGAATATAGAGGAACTTTCCGTATCAAGACTTTTGCTGGCGGAAAAGGTGACTCATAAGTTTGAAGCAGATGTACATACGATGAAAATTGAGGTTAAAAATTTCCAGCGGCTGGGAGGGATGAGTATTGTCTGATGCGAGTTTTTTGGGAGTTATTCAGAAAATAGTGCAGAAAACCGTGGAAGGATTAAGGATGGCGGAGATGGAAACAGGGACCGTCACTTCTGTCTCCCCTCTGTCGATACAAACAGATGTATCGAGGCCGTTCATTCCCAATGCGGCTCTTATCCTGACTAGTGAAGTAAAAGAAAGGATCGTTAATGTTGAAGGAGGCGCCGGAGGCACAGTCCAGGTCCATGAAAGTCTAAAGGCTGGAGACAAGGTTTTGATGCTGCGGGTATCCCACGGACAGAGGTACATTATTCTGTCAAAGTTATAAGGGGGTGTGTGTGGTATGTCAATATTACCTGAGAATGTTGATCTGAGGACAGAATTAAAATATGCGGCTCAGCCAACGAACACATTTATTATTGACTGGACATCGAAACAGGTTTCCCGAATGGACAGCGGGCTGGATGCCATGCGCCAGGCAGTGGAGATTATTTTACAGAATGAGCGTTATCACTGGCAGATTTATACGAGCAATTTTGGCAGCGAACTGGAAGGGCTGGTGGGAGAAGAATACGCTTTTATCGTGAGTGAGCTGCCGCGCCGGATTCTTGATGCTTTCTCTGTCGACAGGCGGATTCTGTCTGCTGAAAATTTTGTATTTGAAGAAAGGAGCGGAAGCCTTCATTGTGCCTTTGATGTGATAACGGTATTTGGGACAATTCGGGAGGAGATGGCAGTATGATTAATTTTGAGGGATACACGCAGGCGGCGATTTTAAAGAGCATGTTAGATAAAGTACCAAAAGACATAGATACCAGGGAGGGGAGCATCATACAGACTGCCCTGGGGCCGGTAGCATGGTATCTGGAAGGGCTTTATATGCTGATGGATCAGGTTCAGCAAAATGCATATGCTAATACTGCCGTGGGGCAGTCGCTGGATTTTATCTGTGCAGAGCGCGGAGTGTACCGAAAAGATGCAGTGGCAGCAAAACGCAAGGGAATCTTTAATACCGTGGTGCCTGAAGGAGCCCTCTTTAAGACCATTAACGGCGTAAATTCGGCATTGTTTATCGTAGAGCGGCTCAAAGAAAAAACAGATAACTCCTATATTTATGAAATGACCTGCAAGACTCCAGGGACGGTTGGGAACAGCTACACAGGGAACATTCTTCCTGTTACGGCGGTAAACGGCATTACTTCAGCCACAATCGGTGAGATTCTTTTATCTGGAAGTGACGAGGAAGATGATGCTTCTCTGAGGGCCAGATATTTTGCTACTTTTGGCGTGCAGGCATTTGGCGGGAACATGGTTTCCTATCGGACGGCGATTCTCGCCATTGCGGGAGTTGGCGCAGTGCAGATTTACCCGGCCTGGCAGGGCGGGGGAACTGTTCTGTGCAGCATTCTAAACAGCCGGCTTAAGCCGGCAGATAATGGGCTAATTGCCAAGGTACAGGAATATATCTGTCCAGCAGAGGCCGGCGAAGATTTTCCGTCGCCAAATGGGTACGGACTGGCGCCGATTGGGGCAGCGGTGAAGATTGTAACTGCCCGGATTTTATCCCTGAATGTATCATGCGAAATCCAATTTATTGAGGGCGTGGCGGCTGGGGCAGAGGACATCTATCGAGAACAGATAATGGAAAAAATTCAGGCATATCTGGATTCAGTGTGTCAAACCTGGGGAACTCCCATCAAAGGGCAGAAAATTGAGTATGCCGTATCGGTCTATATTTCTCGCATTGCTGTTGCCATTCTTGGAATTGATGAGGTTGTCAATGTGACCAATATTACGATTAATGGCTCTGGGAAGGATTTGATACTGACAGAAAATGCAACGCTCCAGGAAATTCCTGAATTGGGGAAGGTGGTAATCAATGGCAGTTAATCTTATGGACATTCTTCCAGAGTATTTCCGGCCTGTTTTGGAGTTTGAGCAGATCATGAAGGCGCATGGCGCTGCTGTGGATATACTGGAGAAAAACATTGGGCTGGTAAAGGCAAATTGTTTTGTCCAGACTGCGGATGCTGCCACAATTAAGACGTATGAAGAATTGTTTGGTCTGACTTACAAGCTAGGGGACACATTGGAATACCGGAGGCAGCGGATTCTGCAGCAATTTAACATTATTCCGCCTTTTTCTATTGGTTTTCTCCGCAGCCGTCTTACTGGCTTGTTCGGAGCAGACTATACGCTCCGAGTGGATCCAGTTGCCAGTACTCTTTTTGTACTGGTTACATCCAGCCGATACGGGGCTGTTGATTTGCTGTACAGCCTGATTTGGGATGTTGTTCCGGCACACATGGAGGTGACGGCAAATCATCAGGTCACGAATGACGTTGGCGGAGGGATTTATATAGGGGGAGTCGTCTCAAATATTTGTATTCAGACAATTTAAAGGAGAGCATATGGGTGTTTATAGAAAAGCAATCATTACTAACGCAGGAAGAATGATGCTGGCAAGGGCGGTTGCAGGGGAACAGATAATTCAGTTTTCCCATGTATGTACTTCTGATTATATCTATCCGGATGGGACAGATTTTGAAGGAATGGCAGTCCTTGAAGGAGTGAAGCAACGTGTTTTGCCAACAGATGTATGGGTTACAGGTGATTCTTTCATCAGTGTGCGTGCGATGTTTGGAAATGAAAATATTCTGATACCTTACCTGACACAAAATATTGGATTGTACGCAATGGATGGAGATACAGAGGTTTTGTTTTCAATATCGGGGGCAGAGACACCGGATCAGGTTCCGGCTTATAATGGCGTTGCTCCATCTTCTTTTGTTTATAATATCCAGCTGGCAGTATCACAGGTGGCGGACATTGCAGTGTCAGTGAATCCAGCAGGAACGATTACAGTACAGGAGATACAGGACGTTCGGAAGGAACTGGGAACCCTTCGCAGAACGGTAACAGTTTTGGTTCCGGCGTTTTGGACGGAAACGGCCCCGTATACTCAGGAGATTGCGGTTGCTGGATTGAAGGTTGGCGATCCAGCAGAGATCTGGTCAGCAGTGTCGGAAGAAACAACGGCTGCAGATGCGAAGATGTGGGATAAAATGGCTTCGATGATTAGTTACTCAAAAATTTTAGAAGACGGAAAGCTGACTCTGGGCTGTTTGCATAAAAAGCCTACTGTGGCATTTCGGATTTGTCTGAAGGGGGTGAGTGTGTGAGCGATGTTTTGATCGCGGTAAAGGGAGGAGGCGGCGTGTCCTCGGATGAGCTGACAGCGACAGCCAATGATCTTTTAAAGGGAAAGACCGCAGTAACATCGGACAGTAATGATGAAGCGGTTGCAGGGACACTGGAGCTGACAGGAACTGCTTCAGATTCCCAGGTACTTGCTGGTAAGACATATTATAGTACGGATGCAAAGACTAAACGAACAGGAGAAATGGTAAATCGTGGAGCAGTATCTCCTGAAGGTCTTAATGCGGGAGGTTCCTATACCATACCCGCCGGTTATCATAATGGCTCTGGAAAAGTGACAGCAAACAGCTTGGCCAGTCAGACCGGAGGAGCTACAGCCGCAGATGGGGACGTTTTGTCTGGAAAGACATACTGGAAGGATGGAGCCAAACGAACAGGAACCATGACGAACCAAGGCGCAAAAACCTCGGCGCTAAACTGCGGAGGCAGTTACACGATACCGGCCGGATATCATAACGGTTCTGGAAAGGTGACGGCAAACAGCCTGACCAGTCAGACCGGAGTGGATTCTGGAAAAACGGCAGCAGCAGCGGCTCAGATTCTAACAGGGTATCAGGCATGGGTAAATGGGTCTAAAATCACAGGAAGTATGGCTAACCAGGGCGCGAAGACCTCGGCGTTAAACTGCGGAGGCTCCTATACCATACCCGCAGGTTATCATAATGGCTCTGGAAAGGTGACAGCAAACAGCCTGGCATCACAAACCTCGGCGACTGCGGCCGCCGGCAATATTCTGTCCGGGAAAACGGCCTGGGTCAATGGTACCAAGATCACCGGAACTCTTGTAGTCCAATCAGCAATTTCTTTTAGTGCAGCCGCTCTCTCATCAAGCTCCATAAGGATCAGTTGGAAAAATCCATCAAAGGGTCCGTGGCAGGGTGTTTTTATTCAGATAAGTACATCTGGAACCCCGGGAGTGAGCGGCGGAACACGGAAGTATACCGGAGCCGGAACGAATCCCAGCCAGGCGGGGGGAAATAACTATGTGGACATAACCGGGCTGAGTGCAAATACTACGTACTACTTTACCTGTGTCAGTTACACTACGAATCTTGGCAATGGGACAAGCCATAATCTGTCTGCGAAAACGCTGCATAAACCCGGCATGTTCTTTGCAAAAGACCATAATCCATATGGATTAATATGGTATCCCAGTACTGTATATGGGAGTGTTACTAACGAATATTTTGGTGTTACAAACGCGACTTATAGTGGATCCGGGAACGAATACGTGTCCCCATTCCGTACAACGAAGCCAGTTGGTCTCGACTTATTTAATACATATAAAAAGATAAGGCTTGTTTTTGAGCGTGGAGATGCCGATGCATACTTTGAATTCGATGTGGGTTTCCAATCGACTGGCAACGTAGCACATGGTATTGCAAGCTTGTTTCGTATGACTGCAAGTGGAACATATACCGTTGATTTTTCCAACAGAGAAAGTTTTTATAACTCTCTGGTAAGCAGTTATGGAAAACCATCGTTCTTTACTTTTAGCATTTTTTTCAGTAGGAGTTACAAAGAGAACGGCAGTTTAAGCCAGCTTTCATACAAGGGCGGAAAGATAAAGGAACTTGAGTTTATATAGGAGAAATGATAAATGAATGCATTAATTATCTATGACAGTTCTGGAAGAATATGGAATGTCACATACGGAGAAGATACGCTTCCTGTCGGACTGAACGGGATTGTAACAGATGTCCCGGAGGGGTGCAGCGTTTTTGGAGTTGATCTTTCCGGCAGCGAACCGGCTGCCAGGTTTGAGGAATTACCCGGGACCGAACTGGATCACATCAGCAGGAAGATCGACGATCTTTCTGAAGGCGTCAATCAGCTTATCACAGGCAGTGTAGCGCCTGTTTCCCTTGCCTGTGGATTCCTGGCTGAAAACTTCACCGACGAACAGGCAGTACAGGTGCCGTCTCTGTACAAGAGCTGGTCGCCTGAAGAGGTAAGATACAAAGCAGGAGAGAGAGTGCGGTATATAAATTGCCTTTATAAGGTTTTACAGGATCATACCTCACAGGAAGGCTGGATACCGGAACTATCTCCGTCGCTGTTTGCTAAAATCCTTATTCCCGATCCAGATATGATTCCTGAATGGGAATCACCTTCTTCTGAAAATGCTTACATGACTGGAGATAAAGTAAAACATAAAAATGAGACCTGGGAATCCCTTGTTGATTATAACGTCTGGGAACCTGGAGCGGATGGAACAGAGAGTATATGGATGAAAGAATGAAAAGAGAGGTTTTGAACATGGCAAAAAGTTTTATTGATCGTTATAATGCAGTAGTTGGAGCAGCAGTGACTATCATGACAGCTGTTTTTGGCATTTACTGGTATGTCTTTGCTGGATATCTTCTGTGTAATGTCCTGGATTGGATGACGGGGTGGTATAAATCGAGAAGGCTCGGAAAGGAGAGCAGCAGAGCAGGATTGAATGGAATCTTAAAGAAAATGGGCTACTGGGTAATTATCCTGGTGGCTTTTTTAATTCCCTCTCTTTTTATCCATTTGGGCCAGGATGTGCTGGGA